AGTCAAATTGTGGGTATGCCTGACATGGCAAAGGACATCAGAGAGGCGGCTAAGGAGGACTTGTACCTCTTTGCCCGTCTTATGAACCCTATGTATGTATATGGGTCTATCCATGTAGAGTTCTTCAGTTGGTTGCAAGATTACGAATTGTTCGGTAAGAACGATGAAATGACTAACAATAAACTAATCATGTTGCCACGAGCTCATTTAAAGTCTCACATGCTGGCAACTTGGTGTGCTTGGATTATTGTAAGACACCCAGAGGTAACAATGCTATACCTCTCAGCTACGGCAGATTTGGCTGTGACACAGTTGTACGATATTAAGAACATACTTGAAAGTAAGGTGTTCAGGAAATACTACCCAGAGTATGTACACCCAGAGGTAGGTAAGAGAGAGAAGTGGTCTGAAAAACGTATTATTATTGATCACCCGAAAAGAAAACAAGAGGGTGTTCGAGATGCTACAATATCAGCCGCTGGACTGACCACAAACACTACAGGGTGGCATGCTGACATTATTGCTTCAGACGACGTGGTGGTGCCTGAGAATGCTTATACAGAGGATGGTAGGGAGAGTGTTAGGAAGAAGACATCACAGTTTACATCTATTCGTAATACAGGCGGTTTTACATTAGCTTGTGGCACTAGATACCACCCTGCTGACATTTACAAAACTTGGAAAGAGTTGACCTATGATGATTACGATGATGAAGGTAATCTTCTAGGTAAAGAGTTTGTGTGGGATGTTAAGGAGCATAAGGTAGAGGAAGATGGGATTTTCCTATGGCCCCGTACTGTGAGGCCAGATGGTAAAGCTTTCGGTTTTGATATGAAGGCGTTGGCTAGGATTAAGGCAGAGTATTTGGATAAGGTTCAATACTACGCACAGTATTACAACGATCCTAATGACCCGACATCTGATAGAATCAGTAGAGATAAGTTCCAATACTATAATCCAAAGTTCTTAAGGAAAGAAGGTTCTAAGTGGACATATAAGAAGCGTAAGCTTAACATATATGCCGCAGTTGACTTTGCTTTCTCTTTAGCAACTAAAGCAGATTACACAGCTATTGTGGTTATAGGTATAGATCATTTAGAGAATATATATGTACTAGACATTGATAGGTTTAAATCTGACAGGACTATTGATTACTTTAAGCATATAAGAAGTCTTCATTCCAAGTGGTCTTTCAGAAAGATACAGGCAGAGGTAACAGTAGCTCAGAACACTATTGTTCAGGATATTAAGGCTTTCGTAAAGAAAGATGGCTTAAGCCTCTCAGTGGAGGAATTTAGGCCCTCACGTAAGGAAGGTACTAAAGAGGAGCGCATAGCCGCTGTACTTGAGTATAGATATGAAGATTATGTAATGTGGCACCTAGAAGGTGGTTGGACAGGTATCCTAGAAGATGAACTAGTGTTAGCTAGACCAGAGCACGATGATATTAAAGATGCTTTGGCGTCTGCTGTATCTATATCTGTCGCACCAAAACAAAGAGGTAAATCTAACATTAAAGATTTGCTATTGAACAATACTAAGACACAATCACGTTTCGGAGGATTTAGTTAATGTCGAGTGACAAAGTAGCACAGCTACAAGAATTTTTAAGTAAAGACGATGTGGCATCTTTCGTAAGCCACCTTTGGGATAAGTATAGGAACCAGATGGCGAGCCGTAGGGATGAGTGGACTGAATTGGATAAGTATTTGTTTGCTACAGATACAACCAAAACATCTAACAAAACACTCCCTTGGACACATACAACAACCCTACCAAAACTAACCAACATCAGAGACAACCTACACTCTAACTATATCAGTTCATTGTTCCCTCATGACAAGTGGTTGTCGTGGCTTGCATACTCCGCTGACGCGGCTGATAAAGAGACAGCTAAGGTTATGACGTCCTACATGGAGAACAAGACCAGAGAGGGTGGTTTCAGAGAAGTTGTAAGTAGACTATTGTATGACTACATTGACAGAGGTGTTGCTATCTCTATGCCAAGCTTTGAAATTAGGTATAAGACAACTGAAGACGAAAGGGTAACAGACTTTATTGGCCCTAAAGCTGAAAGAGTCAGTCCTTATGATATTGTATTTGACCCAACAGCAGTGAGTTTTGAAAACACATGGAAGATTATACGTAGCGTTAAATCGGTTGGTGAGTTGACTAAACTGTACTCTACAGATGCAGATCAAAGATTTTGGGAGAGTGCTTTAGAGCGTCGCCTAGAGCTTGAAAGACGTTTTGGTGGTCTCACTACAGATGATTGGGAGAAAGCCTCTCAGTATGCAGTAGATGGTTTTGGGAGCCTATCTGAGTATTATGGTAGTGACTATGTTGAGGTATTGGAGTTCTATGGGGATTATTACAACCCTGAGACAGGGGTTCTGGACACCAACAGAATGATCACTGTTGTAGATAGAACTACCGTTGTTCGTAATGAGCCTATCAACACATATAGTGGAACTGCACCCATTAGAATGGTTGGTTGGAGATTGAGGCCAGACAATCTATGGGCAATGGGCCCACTAGACAACTTGCTAGGTATGCAGTATAAACTAGATCACCTAGAAAATATGAAAGCCAACGCATTGGATTTGGTGGTTATGCCTCCTATTAAGATTATGGGTGATGTAGAAGAGTTTGAATATGGCCCAAACCAAGAGATACATATTGACGAGAATGGTGATGTTGTACCTTTTGACAGGAACATTAACAGTATCTTTGCCGCTGGTGATGAGATAGCTCAAATAGAACAGCGTATGGAAATGTATGCTGGGGCCCCTAGAGAAGCTATGGGTATCAGGACTGCTGGAGAGAAAACAGCTTTCGAGGTACAATCTTTAGAGAATGCCGCTGGAAGAATTTTTCAAGAGAAGATTGTACGTTTTGAAATTTTCATGGAACAGATACTGAATGATATGTTGGAGATTTCTCACAGAAACCTAGAACAGTCTGATGTTATTCGTATTGTTGACAACGACACTGGTGTAGCTCAGTTCATGAACATATCTAAAGAGGATATTACCGCTGATGGTATTTTGAGGCCTATTGGTGCTAGACACTTTGCACAGCAAGCGCAAGAACTTCAGAATATTGTAGGTATTTTTAACTCACCTATAGCAAACCTAATAGCCCCTCACACATCTGGTGTAGCTATGACTAAGTTCATCGAGGATGTAGTTAATCTAAGAGGTTATGAATTGTTCACTCCTAACATTGCTGTAAGTGAGCAAATGGAAACACAATCTCTAACTGAACAGGTTCAAGAGGATCATTCAATGGCTAATCAAATGAGTGAAGAGTCTCTTATGGAACAGGGAGAAGAGGAGAGTTTAGATGAAGACGAGACTGTTTAAAGGTTTAACAGATCAAGAGGTACAAGACCTAAAGGGTAGCTATTTACAGGCTACCCTTATCAGAAGTAGACTAGTACAGTTGTTAGAAGACGACAATAAAGCTCTAATGAACATCTTACTGGAGAATGAGGGTTACAACCACCCAGATTGGAAATCAGAGCATATAGAGACACTAGCTAAAATTAAAGCTAACAGAGGACTGATCTCTCTAATATCAAATTAATTATAAATATTCGTGACATATAACCCACAAGTTCGGTATATGTATTTAGAACCCTTAGAGATATTAGTATATTAGTATATTAATAATACTCTATATTAATACAAAATAAGGATTAAATATGACTGACCAAGTTATAGAACCATTTGATAATAATACTGGAGACCCCAGTAAAGGTACATCAAACCCTTTTGAAGACAAACTCAAGGTTATTGTAGGTGCCGACGGAAACCCTAAATATGAAGATGTAGACACGGCGCTCGATGCGCTGGCTCACTCACAAGCGCACATTAAGACTTTGGAAGATGAGAGAAGAAGTTCCAAAGAAGAAATTGAAAAAATGCGTGAGGAGCTAGCTAATAGAGCCACGGTTGAAGACTTCGTAAATAAGATTTCCCCACAAGAACCGAACAAAGTAGTCGAGACCCAAGACAAGGTTGTAGGTTTGGATGAAGAGAAGGTAGCAGAGATTATATCAAACACCTTTTCTAAAAGAGAACAAGAAGCTAGTAAGGTTAATAACCTGAACACAGTAGTTAAAGTATTGAAGGAATCTTTCGGAGATAAGGCCAATACTGTCGTGTCAGATAAAGCAAAAGAGCTTGGTATGTCTGTTACAGAACTACAAGAGATGGCTTCTGAAAAACCTAACGTGGTACTAGGGTTGTTTAAAAACCTAGACCTAACTAAAACTAAAACCATAACACCTTCACACAACTCAAGCAGAAAACCTGATGATAAAGAACTCCCATCTGATTTGATGAAATTCGGTATCTCTTCTAACGAACTTAGAACAGGTTGGAATGAAATTGGTAGGAGTGTAAAAGGTAAGTATGGTATTGACGAATAAGGAAAATAAATGCAATTAACATCTAATTCAACTGCGTTTATCGAAGCAGAACAGTATTCGACTTTTGTTCTGATGAACATGCACTCAGGTCTTTTGCCTGAAACATTCTATCGCAATATTAGCGATTTCACGCATGGTTCAACCGTTAACATTAAAACTGTTGGTTCGGTAACACTACAAGAAGCCGCTGAAGATACTCCTCTTATCTACAGCCCAATTGAGTCTGGTGAAATCACTTTCACTATTTCAGAGTATGTAGGCGATGCTTGGTACATCACTGACGACCTTCGTGAAGATGGTAATCAGATTGAAATCCTTCAAGCTTCACATGCACAAGAGCAGACACGTGCCCTTCAAGAACGTTTCGAAACAGACTTCTTGAAAGCCGCCGCCGCTCCTTATGTAGCCGCTTCAGACGAATTGCCTGTGAATGGTTTTGGTCACTTCATCGTATCTGGTGAAACTAACGATGTCTTTAACCTAGACTTCTTGGTTGACATGCGTCTAGCTTTCGATAAAGCTAACGTACCCGCTGAAGGTCGTGTATTTATCTGTGACCCTGTTGTAGAAGCTACACTGGCTAAGAACGTCTCAATTGCTAACGATGTGACTCCGTTCGCCGCTTCCATTATGGAGAAAGGTTTGGCTTCAGGTCAGCGCTTCTTCGGCACATGGTTTGGTTGGACACTGTTGACATCTAACCGTCTACATGTAGCAGATGCTGACAACGGTGTAACATCCATTACTGGTGGTGTTTACAACCTTTGTATGTGTATCCTAGATGACCAAGTTAAACCTATGATGGGTGCTTGGAGACGTATGCCGAAAGCAGAAGGTGAACGCTCTAAAGACTATGCTCGTGACGAATTTGTTATTCGTTCTAAGTATGGCTTTGGTGTTCAACGTATGGACTCAATGGGTGCCATCGTTACTTCAGCAACAGCAACAGCGTAAGGAGAGTATAATGGGATTTGAAAGATCACAATTTGGAGATGGTACTACTAATGTAACATCTGATGTATCCACTCACTTTGGCCCACGCAATGAGGACTCACCACAAGGTGTTACTCAGTCAGCAGGTGGTTATCGTGAGCTGGTTATTGACTTCGATACAGCTAAACCCACCTATCTGGAGACACATATTCCAGCAGGTGCAACAGTCACTGACGTAGATGTCGCGAAAGCTACTGGTGCGGTTTCTGCCGCTACTGTAGGTGCTATCGACATCTCTGGTGCAGATGGTTTGACAGCTAATGAGGTTGACATTACAACCGCTGGTAAAGTTACAGTTACAGGCCCTACCGCTGGTAAGGTCGTAGTAATCTATAAAAACTACGCTGGTTAATTTTGGTAGTCTAGCTACCGATTTTGGGGGATGGGGCTTGTCCCTGTCCCCTTTTTTATTGGAGAACATAAATGACTATTGAACATGCAAGTATAACAGGTTCTAATGTACACGAGCCTAAAGGGGCTGACACAGCTACAGCAGGTACAGTATATGTATCTGATGGTGCTGGTAGTGGCTCTTGGATTAAACCTGAACCTAAAGGTGTTGACGCATCTGTAATCAATAAGGTTTATGTTTCAGATGGAGCTGGCTCAGGGGAATGGAAATCAGTTTACACACACGGTTTTGAAGATTACAATGATAGTGGCTCTTCTCAAGCACTGACCAGTGGTGTTTATGTAGACTTGACCAATAATGGTTCTGGCATATATACAAACAAAGATTACAAGTTACCAGACGGTAGGGGTGATATTTGGGATACCTCTAACAACGAGTTTGATTGGAGTGGTGCAGGCCTTCAACTTGGTGACACTGTAGATATTAGGTTTGATGTGACTGTTACATCTAATGGTGCTAATGATGCGTTTACACTATCTTTGGATATGGCTCATGGAGATGCTGGGGAATACAAACTAGAGGTGTTTGATCAACTGCTTAAAGTATCTGGTACACACAACATAACTAATTGGTATTCTGTGTATATGGGTGATACAGCTACACTAAATAACCCAGCTAAGGTGTCTATGCACTCAGACTCTACTGGAGATACTGTAGTAGTTAATGGTTGGTATGTTAGGACAAACCCACGTAACCCAGTGTATGTGTAATGAACTTAACACTACTGGAGATAACAAAAGAGATACTTTCAGATATGGATGGGGATTTAGTAAACTCTATCTATGATACTGAAGAGTCTGAACAGGTAGCTGGTATAGTTATTTCGACATACAGAGCTATGGTAAGTAACACTAAATGGCCTAGTCACAGAAGATTGACAGACCTAGACCCGTACTCAGACAGTACTAAACCAACACACATGACACTAGATGACAATGTTAAAGAGCTTATCAGTGTTAATTACAATACAGCTAAATCAGGTGATACAAGAAAACTGTACACTGAGATGAAATACTGCTCACCTGACGATTTCCTTCGTAAAACCAATATGAGGAATACGGACAGTAGTAATACAGTTGTGATTACAGACCCTTCAGGTGTTGATATAATTATACTTAATGACACAGCGCCAAGTTACTTTACGTCTTTTGATGATAGTACGATCGTGTTTGACTCTTATGACTCTACGGTAGATAGTACACTTCAATCAAGTAAATTTCAGGTCACAGCTTACATTATGACAGAGCTTAGTATGAATGATACTAGTGTGCCAGACTTGCCACCAGATGCTTTTACAGCTCTTATAGAGGAAGCTACAAGTAGGTGTCAGTCTAAAATCAGACAGTTTAATGATGTGAAGTCTGAACAGGAATCGCAGAGACAATCTAGGTGGTTGTCTAGAAAAGCTTTTAGGACGAATGGGGGTATTAAGTACCCTAACTATGGTAGGAGATAATATGGATAATATTTACAAAGGATATAGAATTGAACTGTCAGGGGATTTTCCTGTATATGTTGTTCGGGCGATAGCTCAAGGTAGGATACCTAAACCTCTTACAGGGTGTTATACATCTGTCACAGAAGCTAAAAAAGCTATTGATGCTGTCCCACCAAAAGTTGTAAAGAAGAAAGCTTTGAAGGATGGCTAGGTCAA